CTACTTCGGATCTCCCTGGAGTCCGAGAGCCTTGTAGAGACGGGCGGCGACGCGCACAGCCTCCAGACGAGCCTGGAGATGGGGAGAGCATGCGGCGAACTCACGCCACGCCTCGACCACCTCGAGCATGCGCTCAGCCGTTTCAGCGGATACAGGGTCGCGAAGCCGATCCTCCATTGTCCGAAGTAGCGCCAGGAGCATCTCAAGGCGCACGTCGTCTTCTGGCGTGTCGAGCTTTGCGGTGGCAGTCATCCCATACAGCACGCGGTCTTCCTGGATGGCGACCTCCGTGGCCATAGCCCTGGGGTCTCCATACCCAGCCGATGCATGGGCCTCGTCCGCGATCACAACCCCGTCGAGCGCTGATATCGCAGCGAGGATCGGCGCTGGCGGCCTGTAGAGCGTGAGTTCGCCGCGCCTGCCGCCCTTGCCGGGAACCACCTTGGCAGGCCACCCCTGCCGCGCTGCCCTCTTCGCGCAGCCCCGATCGGAGGTGGGGAGGCCGACCTTTTCCCCAAATCCAGCAAGTTCTGCAGCCGAGAACCAGCCTTGTGCACGTTCGGTACTCACTGACACAGTAACGAACTCCTAGTAGCGAACTAAATATAAGTAGCGAACATCGTCAACGCCCATTAATTCAATGGTTTGGCGTGTTTGCGGCTGAAAAAGCATGTCAACGAGTACGGAACTCATTGACAGTAGCGAACTGCGTTCTTAACATGCCGATAAACAAACAACGGACAGCAGGTTAGAACGATGGCACGCAAGGCCCCAAAAAAGGCCAGTCACACCGACTGGCACAAAGCAGACATCAAGGCTGCGCTCGAGAAGGCCGGCTGGACACTCAGGGCGCTCGCCGATCACCACGGCGTGTCGTCCACGACGCTCTCGCACGCCTTTGATCGCTGCTATCCGGTGAGCGAGGTTCGCATTGCGAACGCGATCGGCGTCCCAGTTCAAGAAGTCTGGCCGTCCCGCTGGTTTCCGGACGGAACACCCCGTCCGCGCAGCGGGCGCAGGAGTCCGCTGACTGGCGTTCAGTCTACCGCGCTGCTCTGCCAGCGCAATGGCAATGAACGGACGGCGGCGTAGACATCATGGCTCGCACCGCTGACCTCCTGACTGCCGACCTCTTCGAGGTGCCGGTAGCCGTGCGCCCCACGCCAGGTGCGCTGGCCGTAGGCCCGGCGCTGCGGGGGCTGCTGTCCGACATCCTGAAGCGCAGCCCGATGACCCGGCACGAGGTCGCCGCCCGCATGAGCGAACTCACAGGGGAGCACATCAGCAAGCACCAGCTTGACTCATGGACGGCCGAGAGCCGCGAAGGCTGGCGATTCCCCCTGGAGTATCTGCCCGCACTCGAGGAGACCATCCACACACACGAGATCACTGCATGGATCGCCGACCTGCGCGGCGCACGGCTGTCGATCGGGCGCGAGGCGCTCGAGGCGCAGCTGGGCCGCGTGGCGCAGATGCGGGACGAGCTCGCACGGCAAGAGCGGCAACTCAAGAAGCTGCTGGGAGAGGCGCAGTGATTGCCACTCAGAGTCACTACTCGGCAGCAGCGCTGGCGGACCTCCATCTGCCAGGCGTGCCGAGCTCCGCACGCGGCGTCGAGAAGATGGCCGCCCGCTTGGGGTGGGATTACCGAGAGGTTCCGGCACGCGGCGGTCGCACCGGCACGCGGCGCGAGTACGCCGTCACTTCGCTGCCTGTCGAGGCAAGGCAGACCCTGCTTGCACGCGCCGTTACCACCGTTACCGATCCCGTAGTCCCCGCGCAGGTGGTTGCAACCGCTGCCGGCATGTTGCCCACCAGGGCGGTGCAATCCCGCGTGCCGACGGTGATCCATTCGGAGGCCGATCTCACCGATCGCCAGCGCCTGGAGCGTGATGCTCGCGCTGGCGTGCTGGCTGCAGTGCGGCGGCTGCAGTCCGACACCGGCTGCAGCCAAGAAGCCGCGCTGACCACGCTCCTGACCAGTGCCCGCGCTGGGCGGCTGGACGCACACCTCGACCGCCTTCTACGCCTGGCGCGCGACCCGCGCGGTCGTGCAGGCGATGGCTATCCGTCGATTCGCACCCTCAAGCGCTGGCTCGGCGCTCCCGACCTCGCCCCGAGGGTGCGGCGTGCGGCCATGGAAGTGCCGCCCTGGGCGCAGACCTTCCTGCGTCACTATCAGCAGCCGCAGAAACCCAGCGTGCAGGCAGCCTATGACGCCGCCTGTCGCGATTGGGACGGCGAACCCTTCAGCATTCACCAGGCACGCCGCTTCGTCGGCGCCTTGGGTGCGGTAACGCGCGAACGTGGCCGCATGGGGCCGCGCGAACTCAAGAACATCCAGCCCTTCATCCGGCGCGACTTCTCGCTGCTGCAGCCCAACGACGTGTGGAGCGCCGACGGCCACACCTTCGACGCCGAAGTGCAGCACCCGCTGCACGGTCGCCCGTTCCGGCCCGAGATCACCGTCTTCGTCGATATCGCCACCCGCCGCGTGGTGGGCTGGTCGGTCGATCTGGCCGAGTCCGCCTCCGCCGTGGCCGACTCGCTCCGTTACGCCGTCGAGCGCTATGGCATCCCGGCCATCATCTACGTCGATAACGGCTCGGGCTATCGCAACGCCTACATGAACGGGCAGGCAAAGCGCATCTGCGCCGACCTGCAAGGCGATGCCGCGCTCGGTCTGATGGGCCGCCTGCACGCCACCCTGCTGCACTCGCTGCCGTACAACTCGCAGGCCCGAGGCGTTATCGAGCGCCTGCACCAGACCCTGTGGGTGGCGGGCGCGAAAGAGCTGCCCAGCTTCATGGGGCGCGAGATGGACCGCGAGGCGCGCCTCGAGCAGTTCCGCCTCACGCGCAAAGCGCTCAAGCAAGGCGGCGCCATGCCCATGATGCCGTGGCACCTCTTCGTCGAGTGGGTGCAGGCCCGCATCGATTGGTACAACTCGAAGGAACACCGCAGCCTCAAGGGCATGTCGCCGGACCTCGCCTGGCGCAGCTTCGAAGCGCAGAGCTGGCAACCCGAAACCCTGACCACCGACGAGCTCGCCACGCTCTTCCGGCCGCGCGTCGTGCGCAAGCTGCTGCGCGCCGAGATCCGGCTGTTCAACAACATCTACTTCGCCCGCGAACTTGAGGAGTTCCACGGCCTCGAGGCGCACATCGCTTACGACATCCATGACGCCTCCCGGGTGTGGGTGTATGCGCCCGATGGCCGCCTGATCTGCACAGCGGAAGCCAACGGCAACAGCCGCCACTACTTCCCGGTGCCGGTGATCGAGCAAGCCCGCCAGAAGCGCGCCAAGGGCCGCCTGGCTCGGGTCGACGCCAAGCGCGACGAGATCCTCGCCGAATTGCACGGCAGCAGCGCGCTACCCGCTCCCGAGGCTGCGCCCATGGTCATCGCCGGGCGAGTGGTCCAGCCGGACGCGGTGCTCGCCCAGCGTGCGGCGGTCATCGAAGCAACCGAGGTTGCAGCCGTCACGGATGCACCGCCGGCCGACATGCCCGCAATCCAGCCCAGAACCCGCGCCGAGCGCACGCCAGCCGAGAACTACGCCGACTGGATCGCCCTGGATGCCCGCATCGCCGCAGGCGAGCCCGTCACCGACGCCGACGCCCGGTGGCACAGAACCTACCCGAACAGCGCCCAGTACCGGGCGCAGGCCAAGAAATCGGCAACCGGCGCTGCAGCGCGGGTGGCCTAAGTCCAACCACAAGCAGGAATCGAGATGACTCAAACCGCACAGATCCACAACCTGGAACTCGTCCGCACCGCTACAGAACGGCTCACCAGCCGTACCGCCGGCCTGCCGGGCCTGGCCGCCCTCTACGGGCCGGCGGGCTACGGCAAGACCACCGCCGCGCTCGCCGTGGCCAACGAAACCCGCGCGTACTTCGTCCAGATGCGCAGCGCCTGGACGCGCAAGACCCTGCTCGAGAAGGTCCTCCTCGAGATGAGCATCAAGCCCATGGGCACCATCCCGCAGATGCTCGACCAGGCCTGCACCCAGCTCGCCGCGAGCGGTCGCATGCTCATCATCGATGAGTTCGATTACTGCGTGCGCAGCGACAGCATGGTCGAGCTCGTGCGGGATCTGCACGAAGGCGGCGGCGCCGCACCCATTCTGCTGCTCGGCGAAGAGCTGCTGCCGCAAAAGCTCAAGAAGTGGGAGCGCTTCCACTCGCGCGTCCTCAGCTGGATCCCGGCCCAGCCCGTCAGCCTGTCCGACGCGCATGCCCTGGCCCCCATCTACTGCCCCGACGTCACCGTCGCGCCCGACCTGCTCGCCCACCTGGTCAAGATCTCCGGCGGCAGCGTCCGTCGCGTCTCGGTCAACCTCGCCGGCATCGCCGACGAAGCCAACGTCGAAGGCTGGGACACCGTGAGCCTCGGCACCTGGGGCGATCGCCCGCTCTACACCGGCGACGCGCCGCGCAGGGGGGTGTGATGAAGGTTCGTCCCATCCTTTTCAGCGCGCCGATGGTGCGCGCGATCCTCGCCGGAACGAAGACGCAGACCCGGCGTGTCGTGAAGCCACAGCCTGCCGTAGGCCAAGGCATTGTGAATGCCGCCTACTGCGGCTACCCCAATCTTTGGCTGCGGGATGGCCCATGCGACAAAACAGATCCGGCGCAGGATTGGCGATGCCCCTACGGCCAGCCCGGCGACCGGCTGTGGGTGCGTGAGGCTTGGGCGGAAACCGACAGAGAAGACGGAACACCTGTGATCGCATACCGCGCGGGAGGGAATATCGCAATCGGGCGAGACCATCCGAAAGGCAATGACTACCTGATCAACACAATTGCATGGGACGACATGCCGCACGTGGAGACATGGCGCCCGTCCATTCACATGCCCCGCTGGGCATCGCGCATCCTGCTCGAGATCACCGCCATTCGCGTCGAGCGGCTGAACGAGATCAGTCAGTCGGATGCACGCGCCGAGGGCGCCCCGCCCAGCCATCTATCAATCGACCGCGTTTCCAGAGAGTTCGGGTTTGCCGACTTTCCGCGCTCGTGGTTCGGACAGCTTTGGGAGCACATCAACGGCCCCGGCTCCTGGGAGGCCAACCCCTGGGTGTGGGTTGTCGAGTTTCGGAGGGCCGACCATGCCGCGTAAGCCCGTCGCCGAACTCCGTGGCGGGGTCTCCCCGCGCCAGCGCATCTGGACTGCCATCCGCGCCCTCGGCATCGGCCAGCCCTGGACCCTGGAAGAGATCGTCGCCGCCACCCGGTTCGATCGCGACCTCGCTGGCACGGTGGATCTGGCCACGTTGCGCTCCTACGTCATCTGTCTCGTCGCGGCCGGCATCGTCCGCGAGATGGGCGGCGAGCGCGTACGCGGCAGCACGGTGCGCAAGACCTACGCCCTGATGTGCGACGAGGGGGTCGATGCCCCCCGTGTGCGCAAAAACGGCACTCGCGTCACCCAGGGCCTGGCGCAAGAGCAGATGTGGCGCGCGCTGCGAATGCTCGCCGGCGCGGACATCAATGCGCGTGAGCTGGCCGCCCACGCCACCAGCAGCGCCGCGAAGGTAACCGTCGTCGCAGCGGGCGACTACCTCTACACGCTCGAGACGGCCGGCTACCTCGACCTGGTGCGGCGTGGCCGTAGCGGTGTGATGAACCGCTACCGGCTGCGACCGAACCGAAACACCGGCCCCAAGCCGCCAATGGTCTGCCGCGCCAAGGTCGTTTTCGACCCGAACCTGAGCGAGGTCGTCTGGGCTCCCACCGTTACCGAGGAGGACGCCGACCATGGCCGATAACGCCATCGACTGGCGCGCGCTGCTCGAGCAGGCCGTGGAAGCGGCCGGGCGCGGAGGCGTCTCGCGCATCGCTGGCCGGCTCGGGGTGTCGCGCCCCTACGTCAGCCAGGTGCTCAACAACCTTCGGCCCAACGTGCCGCAGCAGTTCGTGGATCGCGTCATCGACCGCCTGCACGTCGTCAGCGAATGCCCGGCCACGCTGCAGGCCCAGCCGCGGTCCGAATGTCGCCGCATCGCGCTCGGAACGCCCCCCACGCACAACCCCCTTTCATTGCGGATCTGGCAGGCCTGCCAGCGCTGCGCCCACAAGCCGGAGGAAAAACGATGAATGACTTCATGGCCTGGCTGCACGACGCGGCCGAAGGCGCCCTGCCCTTCGTGTGTGCGTTCGGTCTGGGCGTCTTGATCGCCCTGCACGCCGCCGACGCCGAGATCGACTCGCTGAGGACTGCGGTCGTCGCGCTCGCCGACCAGGTCGATCACGCACGCATTGCCTGCGGCGCGCAGCCCGACCCCGAGGCCGTCGCCGCAACCCTGGCCGCACACCTTGCCGAGGCTCAGCCATGAGCAGCGCCCCCACTGTCGTCGATCGCATCCTCGGGATGCTGGCTGCGCACACCAGCAAGGCGCCCGCACGAGACGCGGACCTGCTCGCGCGCGTCGGTGGCGACGAGACCGAGTTCTGGACGGCCATCGAGGCGCTCAAGGCATCTCGGCAGATCAACGTCGCCCATATCAAGCGCGCCAGCGACCCAGCTGCCTGGCTCGCCATCTGGCCCACCGGCGCCCGCGTCGGCATGGATCCCTGGAAAACCCTCAACGCGAACGGCCACTTCTCGCCGCGCCGCACCCACACCCCCAGGCACTTTCCGCAATCCCCCGCGGAACGCCGAGAACAGGAGGAAAAGCAGATGCAAGGTCACCACACTGAACGCGCCGACGAACGACGTAAGACCATCGCCAAACTCGTTGCCGGCAAGCCCATCGCAGAGGGCTATCGCATCAAGCAGGTCGCCGCAGAGCTCCACATCAGCAACCAAGCGGTCGATTACCTGGTGAAGAGCATGGCCGACGGCAACCAGGTCGCCCGTGGCCGCCTGCCGGGCGAGAAGTCCGATCGCATCTATGACCCCAAGGCCGGCCAGGCAGGCCTCCAGAGGCCGACGCCTGCCCCTGCGCCCGATGTAGATGCGCAGGCGAAGGGCGTGGCTGACTCGGAGCCCATCGAATTCGCGCTGTGGGACGACGGCCGCCTGAGCATCTACGACGGGGGCCTGCTCGTACAGCTCGCCAGCAGGGACACCGCGCGGCTCGCACGCCTCCTCGGCGTGCCCGGCGCACAACACGCTGCGCACGAGGTGCGCGCATGACGCCGGCCACCATCCCCAACATGGCGCAGCAGGCGCAAGCGATCGCCGCCGCAGCGGCCGAGCGATTTCGCGAAGAGTGCATCCGTGTCGGCCGCGACACCTCGGCCAACAACCCGGCGGTGAAGCGGGCCGCGTTGCATCGCCGCGTCATCCTCGGGCTGCTGTCGCGCGGCACCTATCTCACGGTCCGCCAGCTCCGCGAAGGCATCGCCGCCTCGCCCCTCGAGGGCATCGACCGGCACATCAGCCGCAACGCCGTCTATCACCTCGCCGACGACATCCGCCAGCGCGGGTGGGCCGCCTATGAGGTGCCGGGCCGCGCCGGCCTGCCCGTGGGCACCGGCCGCACGGGCGCTTATCGCATCACCGATCTCGGCATGGCTGCACTGGCCGCCATGCGCGAGAACGAACCCACCCCCGCCACCACTGGAGACCACTGACATGGCAATTCCCTCTCTCGAAGACATCCGCGCTGCTGCCGATCGGCTTTCGGTTGCACATACCGCGACCACGGCCCGCGCCGCTTTGTGTCAGGACGAAATCAAGGCGGCGATCCAGCCCATCTACGACCGCCACAGGGCTGGAATGGATGCAGCCGCCGAGGAGGAGGCGGCTGCACACCGCGCCTTGATGTCCCTGCTCGAGGCCGCCCCTCAGCTGTTCGAGAAGCCCCGCAGCATCAACGTTAACGGCGTTCGAGCAGGCTATCGGAAGGCCGAGGACGCACTCGACTGGGGCGATGACGCCGCACTGGTGAAGCGCATTCGTGCGCTTCTTCCGGCACAGGCAGACCTCCTGATCCGCACCGAGGAAACGATTGTCATCGACGCCCTCGCCCAACTGCCCGCCGCGGCACATCAAAAGCTGGGTATCAACCGCATCACAGGCGCTGATAACCCCTTCATCACCATTGGTGCGGCCGACGTCGAAAAGCTCGCGCAGGCTCTGATCGCGGACGCAATCCGCCGACATGGTGAAGAGGACAAGCCGAAGGAGCGCAAAGGAAAGGCGAAGGCAAAGGCGAAGGAGGTGGCGTGATGTGGTTCCGCGACCTTCAAATCTACCGCCTGCCCGCCGGTTGGGACATCACGGCCGAGCAGCTCGAGGAGCAGCTCGCCAAGAAGCCCTTTCACCCCTGCGGCAGCCAGGACAACGAAAGCCGCGGCTGGCTGTCGCCGCTGAACAATGAAGTCCTGGTGCACGCCGTCGGTGACCAGTGGCTGGTTTCGCTCGGCTTCGAGCACCGTCTGCTGCCCTCGGCGGTGGTCAAGCAGGAAGCCGATGCGCGCGCCGAGGAACTCGCCGAGCAGCAGGGTTACAGGCTGGGCTGGGCCCAGATGAAGGAACTCCGCGAGCAGGTGATGCGTGAGTTCTTGCCGCGCGCCTTCACCCGTCGCCGCCGCATGTTCGCCTGGATCGACCCGGTCAATGGCTGGCTGGTCATCGACGCCGCCAGCCAGAGCAAGGCCGAGGACATGCTCGAGCAGCTGCGCCACACCCTCGACAGCTTCCCGCTGACCTTGCTGCGCACCGAACTGTCGCCGATATCGGCGATGGCCAACTGGCTTGATCGTGGCTGCGCTCCAGACGGCTTCACCATCGATCAGGACTGCGAGCTGCGCTCGATCAGCGAGGACAAGGCCGCCGTGCGCTACGTCCGCCACCCCCTGGAAGGCGAGGAGGTGAAGGGCCACCTGGAGGCCGGCAAGCTGCCGACCCGGCTGGCGCTGACCTTCGAAGACCGCATCAGCTTCGTGCTGACCGAGCGGCGCGAGGTCAAGCGCCTGGGCTTCCTCGACATCGTGCGCGACCAGGTCGATGGCGAGAAGGAAGACGCCGAGGCCCTCTTCAATGCCGAGTTCGCCCTGATGACAGGCGAGCTGCAGCGGCTTCTCGGCGCCCTCGTGACGGCCCTGGGCGGTGAGCTTGCGACGGGAGGTGCGTGATGGCATCCGCAACCATCGTTATCAGCGATCTCCCCGACGGCGAGCACGTGAACGTCAAGGTCAACTTCGAGCCCGCCCTCGATGACGAAAGCCTCGCCCACCACGTGGCGGCCATCTTCATGGAACACATGGGCCCGGGCGTCGAGAACGGCACCGTCCAGATCGACGAGGAAAGCGAATGAACACCCTGCACCTCAAGGCCAAGTCGCGCGGCAGCTGGACCAACGTCTGCCCGTTCCCGGAAGACGAGATCAGCTACGTGCAGGCCGGCGCCGAAGGCATCGCCCGAGCAGCGGCGGGCGCCGTGTCTTTCAAGATCACCGACGACAAGGGCGTGACCCTTCACAGCCTCGACCCGCGGCACGGCAGCTACGCCTGGCATGCCCGTGTCGCCTCCTGAATAGCGACAGAACACCGCAGGAAACCGACGGGCACATATCGGACCCAGCCGGCACGGAAAAAGCAAAGGCCCGCCTTGGCGAAAGCCGCAAAGGGCGCCGGGAACCGGCAACCCCCTACAACCACTGGAGCATCACAGCATGAACAAAGCCGAACTGATCGCAGCCATCGCCGCCGACATCAACCTGCAGAAGGTCGTCGTCGAATCCGTCCTCGAGGCCACTGGCCGCGTCATCACGAGCCACTTTGCCGGCGCTGACCCGCACACCGATACCGAGGTCACGCTGCCCGGCCTGGGCAAGCTGAAGACCACGACCCGCGCCGCTCGCACCGGCCGCAACCCGGCCACCGGTGCGGCTATCGAGATCCCCGAGCGTGTCGCCGTCAAGTTCAGTGCAAGCAAAGCGCTAGACGACGCCCTCAACCCCACCCAGTAACCCGCCTTGCCCGAGGGCCTGCCCGCCAACGAGCGGGCCCTCCAACAAGTCTGGTAACGCAACCCCGCCCAGGAGGCCGCCATGCTGCATCGAATCGCCGAACACCTCGCCGACCTGTTGCAACGCGCTCTGCTGTGGCTCATGCCCATCGAGGAGGAATGACACCGTGACCCCTGAAGACTGGAAGCAAGTCGAAGCCGACCTTTCAAGCCCGTATGGCTGCGTGCGTCTGCGCGCCGACGACCATGTGATCACACTCGTCGTCGAGAGAGGAAAGGGTTTGCGCTATGTCGTCGCTGCCTACATCAACGGCGTCATTCAATGGGTAAAAACCCATCACCCCGAGCCCGATGCCATCGAGCGCAAGTTCTGGCGCGCGCGCTTTTGCTACCTCTACTCCGCCTCAAAACGCGCCGAAGCTTCCGCCAAGGCCAAGAAGCGCGGCATGCCGAAGGAGATCATGGCCATCTGGAAGAACATCGCCGAGGGAGGCTTCGAGATCCTCGACCCGACGTGGCCCAACGCAAAAGCGCTCTGCCGCCACCTGCGCAAGACCTGCGCCGCGGTCGAGCGCCTGTCAGACCACGAAGCGCCCCCCGCGGTGGAGACCTCCCAATGACCGACCGTCAAACCCCCGCCCAACGCCTAGCTCTGCGCAAGCGCGCCATCTTCGCCGCTTGCAAGGCCGCAGGCCTGGACAACGACGCCCGCCGCGACATGGTTCGACAGCTCACCGGCTGCAAGAGCATGGTCGACTGCACCCTTGCGCAACTCGGCGACATCCTCGACCACCTCAACCGGGGCAAACAAGGCTACGCCGGCCGCAAGCGCGTCACGCCGTCCGAAGACCGTGCCCCGCTGCTGTCCAAGATCGATGCCCTGCTCGCCGAGCTGCACCGCGTCACCGGCGAAGTCCACACGCTCAAGTACGCCGACGCCATTGCCAAGCGCAACGGCTGGGCCGAGTGCGTCGACTTTGCCGAACCGCGCGCCTTGCGCAATATCGTCGCGGCGCTCAACCGTACCCTGCAGTTCAAGCAGGCTGGCAACTGAGGGCATCGTCATGGCTCGCAGACCTGCGCCCCCCATCCTCGAAAGCGACCTGCCGGAGACCGCGCGCGACCTCGTTCGCCTCGTCGGTTGGGCCAAGGCCGAGGCGCTGATCCGGGAGCTGGGCGGCATCCCGTTTCCTGTGCCCAAAGGGGCAAACAACAACCCGGCCGGCGCCGCCCGCTTCGAACGCCTGGCGGAGATCGTCGGCCAGCGTGGCGCCGAGCGCATCGTCGCCGAATACGGTGACGACGTTCTCAACATCCCGAACTGCAAGCAGGCTATCGCCCGCGCCCGCATGCGAGCCATGCGCGCCCGCTGCGACGCCGGCGCCACCCTCGAGGACATCGCCCTGGAGTTCGGCTGCACCACCCGCTGGGTCAGCATCGTCCTCAAGCGCGCAGACGACGGCACCGGCAAGGTGCTGGAGATGGGCGGACAGATGGGCTTGTTCTAGGGCAAAATTGTATGTCATGAAAGGAGCTTGCAATGGACCAAACAGCCAGCATCACCCCGGCCGATGCCGAGCGAATGCGCCAGTGGTTCGACGCCGTCCAGGATTTGAACCCCGGCTATCTTGAGCAGGCGGATTACGAACTGGCCGCGCGGCTCTATCAGGCACTGGGCCTGCGCATTCCTCAGTCAATCCATGAGCGCCTCGTAGCCGCCCGGATTGATCGACTCGCCAGGCGCTACACGCCCGATCCTTACAAGAACGGCCTCTGACTGGAGGGCAACATGAAGACCATCATCGTTATCGCTCTCGCGCTTGCGCTGCCGGCGCACGCCCAGACGGCCGAGGAGATGCGCCGCGAGATCGAGGCGGAGTATGACCGGCTGAAGGCCGAACAGAAGCCGGCAGCGGCAGAGCGTGACCTTGTCGAGGAGGCTCGCGAAAACGCTCGCCGCATCCGTGCCGAGGTCGATATGACTCCATGTGGGGCGCGCGGCGTCGCCTACGTCATGTCGCAAGCACCGGTCCGGGCCCAACTCCGGGCGCCGTCGACCGCCCGCTTTCCGTCATCCCCAGTTGCAGCCAACTTCATCGGCAATTGCCGGTGGTACATCATCGGTGAGGTGGACGCGCAGAACGCATTTGGCGCGATGTTGCGTACCCAGTACACAGCCACGATGGAGTATCACAAGGAGACGGATCGCTGGAGCGCCCACGAGGTCGAAGTGATGCCTGTGCGCTGACCGCAGACCACCCCCTCAGCACGCGCCCCGCCTCTCAAGCGGGGCGTTTTGTTTTCCGCCCCCGAACAGCTTCACCGCCTGCCGCCCGTCATGATCGCCGCATGATGCGGCCATGGAAAACGGTCGCCAAGCCTGTGGAGTCTGCAGCCATTTCACCCGACCAGCCGATGACAGGCTGGTCGGCGTGTCTGACTTCGGCCGCTGCGCGCTGATGCCCGTGGGGCATTACGTCTCGCCGCACATCACCTGCCGCCTCTCGCCCTCCAGCTGGAGCCCTCGCCGTGCGTAAGGCTGCGATCGGCCTCACCGCGTCGGCGCTGCTCGTGGGCTCCCTCGCGGGCTACGAGGGCTACCGCGAACACGCCTACCGCGACAGCGTGGGCGTGCCCACCATCGGCTTCGGTACAACCGTCGGCGTGCGCATGGGGCAGCGCACCGACCCGGTACGCGCCGTGCAGCGTCTCGCCGCAGATGCAGACGCCTACGCGCGCGAGGTGGGCGCCTGCATTGGCGAGGTGCCCCTCGCCCAGCATGAATTCGATGCCTACGTTTCGCTTGCGTACAACGTGGGCACGGGCGCCTTCTGCGGCTCCACCCTCGTCCGAAAACTGCGCCAGACGCCACCCGACTACGCGGGCGCCTGCGCGCAGATCCTGCGCTGGACGTACGCCGGCGGAAAGATCGAGCCCGGCCTCGTCACCCGTCGCAAGGCGGAGTATCGCCAGTGCATGGGGGTGCCTCAGTGATCGCGACCCGCATCGTCCCGTCATGGGTCATCGCCGTTATCGCGCTCGTGCTGGGGGCCCTTGGCGGCGTCGCAGTAACGCTCTTGGTCAAGGATCTGGAGATCTCCCAGCTGCGCGAGACGCAGGCCAACGCGCGCCTCACCGCCACCCTCCAGCAGCTGTTGCAGCTCAAGGCCGCCATCGACCGTGGCGACCAGCTCACGCGCGACCTGCACCAGGCCAACGCCGCCACACTCGCCCTTCAGGACCGTCTCGACCATGAAATCGAAAAAGCCACCACTGGCCGTGCCTGCCTTGGCACTGATGCTCTCCGCCTGCTCGACCGTGCCGCAGCCGGACCCAACGCCAGCGCCCCGGCCCCCGGCAAGCCTGCTGCAACGCATGCCGGCGAGCCTGCCGCCCATGCCGCGGGGCATGACCAAGCCGACGCCGCCGTCGCAAGCGACACCGACGTCACCCGCTGGGCAAACGCCGCTTACGCCCAATACGCCCAGTGCGCACAGCGCCTCAACGCCCTGATCGACTGGCACACCCCCACCGACGACCAGGACGCCCGCCCATGATCATTGAAATCAACTACCTCTCCATTGCGCTGCTGGCCGGCATCGCCAGCGCCCTCATCGCTGGCGTCTGGGCTATCGGTCGCACCTTCCTGCAGCAGTACGGCGCCATGCTCGCCGACCAGCTGGCCGCGCACCGAGACTCAGAGGCGGCCCGGTCCGCAGCGGTCGAGCGCCGACTCGAGGCGATCGAATCGGATCTCGATTCGCGCATGGCCGACCACGCCACTCGCATCTCGCGCCTGGAGGGGATCGTCAGCAAGGCGCCCACGCACGACGACCTCAGCAAGCTCTATGAGAAGCAGAACGAAACCGCCCGCACCCTCGCCACGTTGCTCGGCGAGGTCAAGGGCCAGGGCGACACGCTGCGCCTGATCCTCAACCAGATCGCCCAGAAGGGCATGCAATAAGGGGCCGCACATGAGCACCACCGCCCAGCGCGAAGCCGAGCGCCTGCGACGCCACGGAATCCTCAGCCTGCTGTTTTTCGTGCCAGGTCAGTCGATGACGGCCCGGCGCCTGCGCGACGAGCTCGAGGCCGTCCACGGCCAGGTCGTCACCGTCGACCGCGTGCGCGCCGATCTGCTGTGGCTGGCCGACGTGGGACTGGTCACCGGCCTGGCCGACGCCGCCACCCTCACCGAGGGCGGGCGGGATGTGGTGCTGCAGCGTGCTCAGATGCCTGGGGTGGCGTGATGGCCATCTTCGATCGCCTGACCGAGGCCGAGATCGCCCGCGACTACACCCTCTATGGCTGGTTCTGCGGCTTGGTCCCGGTGTACATCGGCAAGACCTACAGCGGCTGCCCGGATCTGTGCACGCGTAACTGGGTGCCGGAATGGTGCTTCACCTTCGTCGCGGCGCTGTTCGGCGCCTTCGCCTGGATGGTTGAGACGATCGACCCCGATCGTACGGTCGCATGGCCGATCACCATCAGCGGCACCATCGAGCTCGAGGCCGACCATGGCGCACCCTGACGAGACCCGCCGGGCGGTTCGCGCTGCCTTCGTGTTCGACCAGCTCGGGCTGGAAGTGGCCGCGCTCAAGCACGAGGTGCCGATCGCCACCGCACGCCGCTGGAAGGCCGAGGCCAAGAAAGCCGGCGACGACTGGGACAAGGCCCGCGGCGCGCAGATGATTGCCGGCGGCGGCATCGAGGACGTGGTGCGCCAGACGCTGGCCGTGGTCGTGCAGCAGGTGCAGGCCACCGTCGAGAGCATCCAGGCCGCCCCGGACATGGACCCGGCCACCAAGGTGCAGATGCTCGCCAGCCTGGCCGACGCCTACCACAAGCTCATGGCCGTCTCGAAGCGGCTGATGCCCGAGACCGACAAGCTGGCGATCGCCATGGACGTGCTCAAGCGTTTCGGCGAGTTCATCGCCAAGAAAAAGCCTGCGCTGGCTGGGGAGTTCGTCGAGCAGCTGGAGGGGTTCGGGGATGAGATTGCGAGGGCATATGGATAACGTTGATTTCCTGGGCGTGGTCGCAGGACACATCGAGGCCGGGACGCTTTTTCGCTCCGGCGTGCTCAGCAATGCCGAGATCGCGGCGAAGGTCCGTAATGCAGTGCGTGAGCTGAAGGAGCTTCGCGCGCAGCGGCTGTCGATGACCGATGCCGCCCGCGACGTGCTCGCAGAGCGCCGCCGGCAGGTCGAGGCCGAGGGCTGGACGCCGGAGCATGATGGCCTGCACAGCACCCAAGAGCTGGCGTTCGCCGCGGCCTGCTACGCAACGGCAGACGCAGGCGACCCACCCCCGGCGGTCTGGCCGTGGCATCTCTCGTGGTGGAAGCCAATGGATCGCCGTCGCAACCTCGAGAAGGCCGGCGCCCTGATCCTCGCCGAGATCGAGCGCCTGGACCGCGCAGCCGATGACCACCAGCACCCGTAAATCCTTCCTCTCCGACCTGGCCAACCTCGCCGCCTCGTTCCGTGCGCGGATCGAGGCCGAGGTGGCCGGGTTCGACCCGGACCCGGTCGAGTGCCAAAAGCGGCGCAAACTGGCGTGGGATGATTTCGAGTACTTCATCGGCACGTACTTTCCGCACTACGTGCGCAGCCCGCACAAGAGCGCGCTGCACCGCTACCTTTTCACCCGCCTGCCCGAGATCGTGGCCAGCGAGAAAAGCGAAACCGACGCGATCGCGGCGCCCCGCGGCGAGGCCAAGTCCACGCTCGTCTCGCAGCTCTTCGTGCTGTGGTGCCTGGTCACCGGCCGCAAGCGCTACCCGGTGATCGTGATGGACAGCATCGACCAGGCGTATCCGATGCTGGAGGCGATCAAGGCCGAGCTGGAGTTCAACCCGCGGCTGCAGATGGACTTCCCCGAAGCGACTGGCCAGGGGCGCGTGTGGCAGGCGGGCACCATCGTTACCGCGAACAATGCCAAGGTGCAGGTGGCCGGTTCGGGCAAGAAGCTGCGCGGCCTGCGTCACGGCCCTTACCGGCCCGACCTCGCCGTGCTCGACGATATCGAGAACGATGAGCAGGTGCGCAACCCGGACCAGCGCGACAAGCTGCAGAGCTGGCTGACGAAGACCGTGCTGCCCCTGGGCGGCGCCGGGGCCAAGTTCGACGTGGTCTATATCGGCACCATCCTGCACTATGACTCGGTGCTCAACCGCACGCTCGGAAACAAGCTGTGGCGCTCGGCCAAGTTCAAGGCGCTGTTGCGCTGGCCCGATCGCATGGATCTGTGGGACCGCTGGGAAGAGACGCTGCGCAACAGCGGCGAAGAGGCCGCCGACGCCTTCTACGCCGAGCACCAGGTGGAGATGGAGCGCGGCGCCGAGTGCAGCTGGGCCGCGCGCCCGCTGCTGGCGCTGATGCGCATCCGCGCCCGCGATGGCCACGACACCTTCGACAGCGAATACCAGAACGATCCGGTGGCCGGCGACAACGCACCCTTCGCCGGCATCATCCAGTTCTGGGTCAATCGCCTGGCAGACTGGATCTTCTTCGGGTCCTGCGACCCTTCGCTCGGCAAGGCCGGCGCCAGCCGCGACCCGTCGGCCATCCTGGTAGGCGGGCTCAACCGGCAGACGGGCATTCTCGACGTGGTGGAGGCCGCCATCCGCAAGCGGCTGCCCGACCGCATCATCGAGGACGTGATCGCCTACCAGGCGGAGTACCGCGCCCTGCTGTGGGTGATCGAAACGGTGCAGTTCCAGGCCTTCCTGTACTCGGAGCTGGTGAAGCGCGCGGCGGCCCGTGGTATCCCGGTGCCGGCGCGCGGCGTGCAGCCGATCAGCGACAAGCTGCTGCGCATCGAGTCGATCCAGCCCCATGTCAAAAATGGGCTGATCCGGCTGCACCCGAGCCAGACGACGCTGATCGAGCAGCTGCGCCACTTCCCGAAGGCGGACCACGACGACGGCCCCGACGCGCTGCAGATGCTTTGGATGGCAGCGACCACCATGGGCGCGAGCGCGAGCGGCTTCCAGTCCATCGGCCGCCGCCCGAACTCAGGTGGCGACGACTACGGCTTCGAATCCCGGAGGATGTTCTGATGCGCCCCCACCCTTCCTCGCCCGCGCCTTTGCGCTGCCAGCGCTGCGCCCACCTGGAGACCATGACGGCGCACGACCAAACGCGCCTGACCTGCCTGCGCGGTCGCGAGATCTCCGGCACCTGCGGCTGGTGGAGGCCGCGCCGGCAGGGCCTTAACGAAACGACAGCCCAGACCGAGTAACGACCATGCGCATCCTCGACCAACACGGCAACCCCATCGACACCGGCATCCTTCGCGAGCCGCAGACGGCCCGCGTGGCCACGCTCGCCCATTTCATGGTCGAAAGCCAGCTCGATGGCCTCACCCCCGCGAAGGCCGCGCGCATCCTGCGCCAGGCTGACGAGGGCGACATCCTCGCGCAGCACCAGCTCTTCGACGACATGTACGACCGCGACGCGCATCTGCGCTGCGAGTTCGACAAGCGCGCCGGCGCCGTGCTGGGGCTGGACTGGTCCATCGAGCCGCCGTCCAACGCCTCTCGCGCAGAGAAGAAGGCCGCGGCCATGGTCGAAGGACTGCTGCGCGACACGGTCGACGACCTCGAGGACGTTATCGTGCGCATGATGGAGGCCGCCGGGCATGGCTTTGCCCCCATCGAGCTCGAGTGGGAGCGCTGGGGTAACGATTGGCTGCCCAAGTTCCACCCCCGGCCGCAGACCTGGTTCCGGGTGTCGATGAACCGCCGTGAGCTGCGCCTGGCCGATGGCAGCCCGGACGGCGCAGAACCGATCAGCATGGGCTGGATCCTGCACCAGCACACCAAGGTCAAGACGGGGTACCTCGGCCGCATGGGGCTGTATCGCGTGCTGGTGTGGCCCTTTTTGTACAAGGCCTACAGCATTGGAGACTTCGCTGAGTTCCTCGAGACCTACGGCCTGCCCATCATTGTCGGCAAGTACATGCAGGGCGCCAGCGCCGAGGAGAAGTCCAGCCTGATGCGTGCCGTTACCGCGCTGGGGCATGACGCCCGCGCCATCATGCCCGACAGCATGAGCCTGGAGATCCAGAAGATCACCGGCGGCGGCGAAGGCTCCCACCACCTCAACATGGTGCAGTGGGCCGACGGCGCGCAAAGCAAGGCCATCCTGGGCCAGGTGCTGAGCGCGGAGGCCAAGGCCACCGGCTTGGGCAGCGGCGTGGCCGACCTGCACGCCGAGGTGCGGCACGACATCCTTGCCGCCGACGCCCGCCAAATTGCCGGCACCCTTACGCGCGACCTGGTCTATCCGCTGCTGGTGCTCAATGGCGGCGGCATCGACAGCTATCGCCGTTGCCCGCGCCTGGTATTCGACCTGGCCGAGCCCGAAGACGTGACCGCCTACGCCGATGCACTGCCCAAGCTGGTCGGGGTGGGCATGCGCATCCCTCGCACGTGGGCGCAGGAGAAGTTGCGCATCCCCGAGCCGGACGGCGCCGAGGATGTGCTGGCCACAGCCGCCCCGGCCGTGCCGCCCGCCAATGGCCAGGACGGCAACCCCGCGACCGGGCCCGCGAACAACCCGGTCGCAGACGACCCGCAGCGGCCTGGTGAGGTCGCGGCCGCCAAGGGCGGCTGGCGCGCAGCGCTGAGAGGCGGCGACAACGCGGTGGATCCGGCCGACATCGTCACCCCTGCGGTGGGCCTACAGGCAGAGGCGCAGATCCGCCAGTGGGAGGACGAGATTGCCGCCATGCTCGAAGCGGCAAGCAGCCTCGAGGAGTTCCGCGAGCAGCTGCTCGCCCGCTACCGCAGTCTGCCCACCGATGACCTGGTCGAAGTCCTGGCGCAAGCGCTGGCCATGGTGAATCTGGCCGGGCGCAGCGAGGTGCAGGATGGTCGATAAGGCCAAAACCGTTTACAGCCCCGTAGCGCGGTTTGCAGGGGCGCGGACGACCGTCGATAGCCTGCGGGGCGCGATCGAGGCGGGTAACGGTGCGGTAACGGCCTCTGTGTCGATTCGCGCCGCGCGTGTCGGTTGCGATTCCGGCAAAACCGGGCGGCGAGCGTAAGCATGGCGCTGCCACCCCGCCTCGAAGCTGCCCTGGCGCTGCCCTTCGCGCAGGCCATCGACTTCTTCCGCCGCAAGCTCAACCTGCCCACCGAGACCTGGCTCGACATCTGGCAGTCGGCGCACGATCGCGCCTTCGTCGTGGCCGGCGCCACTGCTGCGGATCTGCTGGCCGATCTGCGCGGCGCGGTCGACAAGGCCATCTCCTCCGGCACCACGTTCGAACAGTTCCGGAAGGACTTCCGCGACATCGTCGCGCGCCGCGGCTGGACGGGCTGGACTGGCGAGGGTTCGCGCGCCGGTGAAGCCTGGCGTACCCGCGTGATCTACGAGACCAACCTGCGCACCAGCTACGCTGCCGGGCGCTGGGCGCAGCTTACCGACCCGCAGCTGCTGGCCGTACGCCCCTACTGGCGCTACATCCACAACGACAGCGTGCTCAACCCGCGCCAGCACCACAAGCGCTGGGGAGACATGCGGCTCACGCTGCCCGCCGATCACCCATTCTGGCGCACGCACTACCCGCCCAACGGCTGGGGCTGTCGCTGCAGGGTCACCGCCGTGCGCGCCCCGCGCGAGGGCGACGCCACCGCTCCGCCCGATGGCTGGGCCGACCCAGGTGCAAACGGCACGCTGCCCGGTATCGATCGCGGCTGGGCCTACGCCCCCGGCGCCAGCGTGGCCGACGAGTTGCGCCCGGTGATCGACGCGAAGGCCGCCGCGCTGCCTGCGCCGCTGGGCGATACGTTCCGAGAATCCCTGCGCGCGTTGCCCGCCGCACCTCCGCCCCCTGGAGCGCAGCGATGACGGACCGCATCACGCTCGAGCTCGATGTCGGCCCCGTCATCGCCCGTCTGGAAGAACTGATGCGGCAGCTCGGCCCCAGCGGCCTCGAGACGCCGCTGCGCGAGATTGGAGAGGATCTCGTCGAATCCATCAAGCAGCGCTTCGAAACCTCCACGGCGCCGGACGGCAGTCGATGGGCACCCAACAGCATGGCCACCATCATGGGCTACCTCGAAGGCTCTTCGGGCAACTTCCGCAAGGATGGGCGGCTCTCGAAAAAGGGTTCGGCCCGGGTGATGGCCAAGAAGCCCCTTGTCGCGTCCGGCCTGCTGCAGGACTCCATCGCCTACCAGGTAGCCGGCGACAGTCTGTTCGTGGGCACCAACCGCTTCGCCGGCCAGTGGGACGGCGGCGCTGCCGTGCATCAGTTCGGCAGCCAGGCCGGCACCATCCCCGCTCGGCCATTCCTGGGCGCGGATGAGGAGGACGTGCAGCGCATGCTCGACGTGCTCGAGCGCTTCCTCGCGGGCTGACGCGCCGCCCGGTCTCCACCGGAACCTCTTCCAGTCCTGCCACGTCGCCCCCGGCGCCGATCATCGGCGCCATGGCTCGACTGCACTGCACCGCCCTCTCTGCCGCCCCGCGATCCACCCTGGCTGTCTGCACGCTGCGCGTGCGCCCAGGGCAGGAATACATCCGCCTGATTCCCGACGGTGAGTTCCACGCCCCGCGAGGCGCCATGGCCGGCGCCGGCCCGTGGCGGCTGACGCCCGAGTCGGCCGCCCGCGTGATCGCCGCGAACCGCTCCCGCGCCGCAGACATCCTGATCGACTTCGAGCACCAGACCCTGCTGAGCGAGCAGAACGGCCAGCGCGTGCTGGCTGCCGGCTGGGTGGATCCGCGCTCTCTCGAGTACCGCCCCACGGGCGAGGAGCCCGGCCTGTATGGCCGCGTCAAGTGGGTGGGCGACACCGCCCAGCTGCTCGAGGCCGACCTGATTCGCTACATCTCGCCCGTTTTCCCGGCGGACCCCCAGACCGGGGAGCCGCTGGACCTGTACCACGCTGCGCTGACCAATTTCCCGGCGATCGACGAACCGATCAGCGCCGCGCTGTCCGCGCGTTACTGCGCTCCCACCCCCCCGGAGGACCCTCAGATGGACCTGCTCAAGAAGTTGCTCGCCGCGATCGGCTTGCCCGATGCGACGAGCGAGGCCGACGCCCTGGCGGGCGTTGCCGCACTCAAGGCCAAGGCGGACGCCGCCGAAGCGCAGATTACCGCCCTCAAGGCCGGCTCGGCAGCGCAACCGGATCCGGCCAAGTACGTGCCGATCGAAACCATGAAGGGCATGCAGGACCAGATTGTGGCCCTGTCCGCCCGCATCAATGACGACGAAGCCGCCCGGCTGATCGAGAGCGCCATCGCCGACGGCAAACTCACCGAGCCGCAGCGCGCATGGGCCGAGGGTCTGGGCAAGAAGGACATCGCCGCGCTGCGCGCCTACGTGTCCAGCGCGCCCGCAATTGCCGCCCTGAAGGGCATGCAGACGCAAGGCAAGGAGATGGGCAAGCCCACCGGCACGACGCAGCTCACCGAAAGCGAGCTGGCGGTATGCAAGGCCATGGGCCTTTCCGCCGATGAATTCATCAAGCACAAGGAGGCCTGACCATGGCTGCACTTACCGCCGACCGCAACACGCCGCGCCGTGCCGCCGAGGACTTCGAGTTCCCGATGGCGGCCAGCACGCTGATCTATGCCGGCGCGCTCGTGTGCATCAACGCCTCGGGCCTCGCGACCAAGGGCGCCGTAGCGACCACCCTCAAGACCGTCGGCGTCGCACAGGAAACCGCCGACAACAGCGCCGGCGCCGCCAGCGCAAAGCGTGTGAAGGTGCGCCGCGGCTGCTACCGCTTTGCCAATAGCGGCAGTACCGACGCCATCACCCTGGCCGACGTGGGCGCCGACTGCTACGTCGTCGATGACCAGACGGTTGCCAAGACCAACGGCTCGGCCACGCGCAGCGTCGCCGGCAAGGTCCGCGACGTGGACGCCGAAGGCGTCTGGGTCGAGATCTGACCCCCCTTCCCACTGGAGATCCCGCACATGAAAACCACCCTTCGCGCCCTCGTCGGGCTCAGCCTGGTTGCGCTGGCCGTCGTCGGCATCGCCTTCGGCGTCAGCGCCCCCGGCGCCTTCCACGCTCCGGCCGCGGGCGACATCGCCCTGATCGGCCTGGGCGGCCTCGTCGTCAACCGCGACAACCTCAACACCATCTACACGGGCTTCAAGACCGCGTTCCAGGGCGCCTTCACGGGCGTGACGCCCGACTGGAACAAGGTCGCCACGCTGGTGCCTTCCACCACCAAGACCGAGGACTACGCCTGGTTGAGCCAGTGGCCCAAGCTGCGCGAGTGGATCGGCGACCGCCAGATCAAGAGCCTTGCGGCCAGCGGTTACCAGATCACGAACAAGCCGTTTGAGTCCTCGGTGGGCATCCCGAAGGACGACATCGAAGACGACACGTACGGCGTCTTCACCCCGCTGTTCTCCGAGATGGGCTACGCGGCCGCCACGCACCCCGACGAGCTCGTGTTCGCGCTGCTTGCGGCCGGTGCCACCACCGAGTGCTATGACGGGCAGAACTTCTTCGACACCGACCACCCGGTGGGCGCAGGTACCGTCAGCAACAGCATGGGCGGTGCCGGCACCGCCTGGTACCTGCTCGACACCAGTCGCCCGCTCAAGCCGCTCATCTTCCAGCGCCGCAAGGACTACACGCTGAAGGCCATGACCGACGAGAAGGACGAAGCCGTCTTCATGCGCAACGAGTACCGCTACGGTGTGGATGCGCGCTGCAACGTCGGCTTCGGCTTCTGGCAGATGGCGATCCGCAGCCAGCAGACGCTCGACGAGACCAACTACGGCAACGCCCGCTCCGCAATGATGGGTTTCAAGAGCGACGAAGGCCGTCCGCTGGGCGTGAAGCCCACGCTGCTCGTCGTGCCGCCCAGCCTCGAGGCCGCGGCGCTCAAGCTGGTCCAGGCCGAGAACAACGCCGCCGGCGCCAGCAACATCTACCGCAACAGCGCCCAGGTGCTCGTCTGCCCCTGGCTGACCTAACACCACCACAGCGCAGGCCGTGATCGGCGGGGGCTGGCAGCCGCCCCCGCCGGGAGCCCCGCGACTGCCTGGGCCGGAAACCTCGGGCAAGGGGTTGGATGACCGGCGACAGGTTTGGCTTAGCCCCTTGCACCAACACCCCCGCCCGCCGTGCGCGGGCGCACCAGGAGCCCTCGCATGAGCACCCGCAAGCCCACCGCAAAGCCCACCCCGGCCGCCGAGGCCGGTCAGCCGGAATCCCCGGCCCCGGCCGATGCGCCCCAGCCTCCCCCCGTCACTGAGACCGTTACCGAGCCTGCAGCTGATGCTGCCCCGGCCGCCGCGGTAACGCTCACCCCGGCCGTCGAGTCCGATCAGCCCTTGGTGCTGGCAGCTGACGCGGCCGCCGCCGCGGTGCAGCCGGAACAAGCGCAACTGGTCCGCGTTACGGCAACCAAACGCACCGGCCGCTACCGTGCTGGGCGCTTCTGGCCGCCCGAGCCCACTACTGTGGATCGGGCCGAGTTCGATGGCGCCGCCTGGGCGCAGCTCGAGGCCGATCCTCGCCTGCGCATCGAGCCGGCAACCGACACCACCGATGGAGATGAGTAATGGACGCGCTAACCGCATATGGCAAGGGCGAGATCATCAAGCACGTCTTCCGGTCGGGCAGCATGCCGAAGCCCTCCGGGCTCTGGATCGCGCTCTTCGAGGAGTCGGGCACGCCCACTGTGAGCACCGAGCTGTCGGGCACCGGCTACGGCCGCGTCCCGCTCGCCCCGAGCGACACCAACTGGGCCGAGCCCGTCGGTGGGGATGGAACCACTTCGAACCTGATCGAGATCGCCTACGGCGCGCCAATGGCCGACTGGGGCCGCGCAACGCACTTCGGGATCTTCCTCGTCGCAACGGGCGGCACGCCGTTCATCTACGCCCCGTTGCAGGCGCCGAAGAACATCAACGCGGGCGACCCGCCGCCGACCTTCGGCGTCGGGGATCTGGTCTTCCAGCTGCAATAAGCGCCCATGCGTAACTGCATCGATGTCGCCTGCGACAAGGTTTGCGACGAAGCCCAGTACCTGGTGTTTCGTACGCCGACCTTGCCGTGGCGGCCGTACCCCCACGTGATGGCCGCGGGCGAAATCGGTGCGGTGACCAACCATCACCCGCTGGAGGGGAGAACCAAAGTCAACGCGGCGATGGGATACGCGGGCGTAGTCGACGGTAAGGACCACGCCGAACCGAAGGTCTGGGAGCCGGGAAAGCTCGTCGTCGCGTCGTGGGTTTTCGCGCTCGGCGTGACGCTTTGGTACTTCAAACGTCTGCGGAGGCGCGCAGGATGAAGCTCGCGCTCTACAAGGGCAAGGGGCAGGTCGGAAACGCGCTCATCCGCTGGTGGACGCGCAGCCCCTACAGCCACTGCGAGATCGTCATCGGCGACCTGTCGTACTCGTCGAGCCTTATGGACGGCGGGGTGCGGGCCAAGCAGATCGAGTTCAACGCGGACCACTGGGACTTCGTTGAGTTGCCGTGGGCCGAGCCGCATCGCGTCGAGAGCCAGATGCGCGACACGCACGGCGAGCCTTACGGTTGGCTTGACCTGCTGTGGCGTCAGGTGCTCAACCGCCCCGGCAACTCCACAGGGTGGTTCTGTAGCGAGTGGTGCGCCGCTGCGCTCGGACTTCCGAACCCACAACAATACTCGCCCGCCACGCTGGGCGATTACTGCAAGTCGAGGCTCGCATGAGACTCCGCCACAAGACCACCACCGCCGTCATCACCGGCACACAGTGGAACGAAGACCACACGCTGGCCGCTCACGCGCTGGGCAACATCACCGGAGCCGTCACGATTGACCTTGCCAACGGCAGCGTCCAGACCGGCACGCTCACGGGCAACGTCACTTTCACGCTGCCGGCGGTCGCCGCAGGCACGACCGAGCATCTGACTCTGATCTTGACCAACGACGGCACAGCAGGACGCGCAGTGACGATCACCGGCATCCAGTGGGTCGGCGGCGCCGCACCCACGTTCGACACCGCAGCCGCCGCGAAAAACATCATCGTGCTGCGCGGCATCAACGGTGCCTGGATCGGCGACGGAGGGAAGTTCGCATGATGTACTACCGCACCCCGGACGGCGAGCCGACCAGCAACCTGCCACACCTGATCCCGAGCGTGATCAACCCGCAGGCGCTGACCGATGTCGAGCTTGCCGAGTACGGCGTTGCACGCTGCACCGTCATCTATCCCGCCGTCGAGTGGTGGCAGCAGCGCGGCGCACGGAAGATCGACACCAGCGTGTCGCCGCACGTCATCACCTGGGGCGTTGATGATCTGGCGCTCGACGATGCCAAGGCAGTCGCGTGGCAGCGCATCAAAGATGAGCGCGACGAGCGCCAGCGCGGCCTGATGCCTTACATCTACCCGAGCGGAGACACCCATCACAACGAGATGACGGACAAGGTCATCCGCGACTTGTCTGCATCGACCACCGCAGCACTGGCGCTCGCATCGCAGGGCGTGACCGATCCGATCATGCCGTGGACGACGCACGAGAACGTCACGCACATGCTCACCCCGGCGCAGATGGTCGCATTCGGGCTGGCGGCAACGCAGTGGCACAGTGCCATCCACATCCAGTCTCAGACGATCCGTGCTGCGATCAGCGCAGCAGAGGATGTCGCCGCCGTGGTCGCGGCTGCGCAGTGGCCGGAGGGCTGACGTGGCAAAGGCGCAGTGGACGGCAGCGTCACAAACAGTAGGTCAACAGCCTACAGGGCTTGATCTTGCGTATTCGGGTGGAGGACAGTCGCTTGCCGATTGGACAATCGTTTCTCATCCAGGCGCAAGCGGAGGAAAGGCGCTGCGCCTTGTGCCCACAAATACGCTCTACAGGTGGCTGTGGGTGCAAGGGATCTCAAGCACGGGGCGTGTAAATCTAAGAGGGCGATTCTTCGTAAAAAATGCGGCCAACTCTCTGATACCTGGGATTGTCGCAGGTAAGGCCACAGGCGCTGGGGCAATTCACTACGGGGTTATTTATGTAAATTCGGGCAGGTTTCCGTTTGTGCGAAAGTACACCCCGGTTGCCGCTGACATGTTTTACCCCAAGCCGGCGACGAACCCGGCATGGGCCGCTGCGGACGTTTGGGTGGGATTCAATTACACATACGACCCCGCCGCGGCCACGAACAAAATCTCCATCGCGCTCTGGCGAGAGGCCTTAGAAACAGAAGAGACCACGATATTCGTCCACTCAAGCAGCAGCGGAATTGACGCGCTTGTAGATGGATCAAGGATCGGGTTTGGCTCCCACCCCGGCGACAGCGGCAGCTTGATCGACTGGCTGACAATCGGCACAGACGGAGATGACGCCGACACCGCCCCGATCGGCCCGGCAGAGCGCCAGCGCTCGCGCCTGATCCTCACGCCCTGGTGACGCGATGAGCTTCTTCGACAGCGGCTTCTTCGATCCGGCGTTTTTCGATACGGGCGTGTCGATCTCGTCTCTCACGACGACGGAGATCACGCAGGCCGGCGCACGGCACAGCATCACGCTCAGCAATGCTGCGGCGGGTAACCTCTACCTCGCAATCTACCCCGCAGCCGCCCCGGTCCCGACATGGGATCGAGTGTCCGGCTGGTCCGGCGCGCCGGTCTATGCCGATGCGGACACGTCGCCCGAGACGAGCGGCGCCTATACCTTTGTCCCGGATTCGAGCGGACTCGCAGCAGGCACGCCCTACGTCTGGTACGCAGTGTGGGACGATGGGGCCGATACCGTCGGGCCGGTGGCTAGTGAGCTGTTTGAGACACTGGTATCCAACGACGTGGCCGGTTTGGCCGTCTCCACCGCCATAGCAGGCGGTGACCTCACGACGGGAATCAGCCTCGTCGCAACGGTCGGTTCACAGGCTGCCGCATCTGTCTCGCTCGCTACAGCGATCGCACTTTCGGCAAGGTCGATCGTGGCGTCTGCTGCAGCCGGGACCATAGCCACCGCTATTGGTCTCGCTGGTTCTGCCGTGACGCGCTCGGAGGCAGTTGGCGACCCCACGACGGCGATACGGTTGCGGGGCGAGGCGAAGTCGGGGTCGATCGCTATAGCGACGCTCCCTGGTGCAGCGGTGAGCCTGGTTGGGAGCGGTCTCGTTACCAGCTTTGCAGGCTCGGCGCTCAGTACTCAAATTCGTCTCAAGGGCAACGGGGAAGACCTCGCCGTATCTTTCGCAGGCGGGTCGCTCACCACGAGCATTCGCCTTTTCAGCCTGGCGAAAGTTGAATCGATTGGGCGCGGCGCCCTTGAAGGCCGCGAAGCTGTTGTCCCGCCAGCGTCGCGCGTACTGCGCCTGCAATACCCATCGCGCCACCTTGCGCTTCGCTATCCATCTCGAATTCTGAGGCTTACTGCATGAGCTCAAGCGCGTTTGTTACCCGCGACGATGGCTCGGTGGTCATCTACCAGGACGCCGCCGACCGTCTCGACTACGGCATCGACCATGCCGGACTGCTCCGCAATGGCGACACGATCAAGCTCAGCACCTGGAGCGCCGTCGGTGGTGTGGTCATCTCCGACGAGGGTGTAGCGGGCAGCGTCGTGGTCGCAATGCTGGAGGGCACGAACGGGACCGTGCGCAACCACGTAACCACCGAGGCGGGGCGCAAGCGAGTCACCACCTTCTGCGTCGAGCCGCCCCCGACCTGCGCCTGACCTGACGGCGCCCATCGAAGGGGTTCGCCTCCTAGCGGTACCTTGGCCCGCGCGAGACTGCAGGCAGTCCATGACTGCCTGGTCCCGCGATGTACGCCACCCAATCCGATCTAGAGCGACGCTTCGGCGTTGATGAGCTGGTCCAGCTGACCGACCGCGCCTCGCCGCCTGCGGGCGTGATCGACGCTGCGGTGCTGGAGGAGGCGCTGGGCGCCGCCGCGAGCGAGATCGATGGGTACATCGCGATGGTGTATGCCCGGCCGCTCACCGTAGTGCCGCCCCGCCTGGTCAATCTGGCGTGCGATATCGCGCGCTATCACCTCTACACCCATGCGGCGCCCGAGCTGGTGACCGAGCGCTACAAGGCCGCCATCGCATTCCTGCGCCTGGTGGCCAGCGGCGATGCGTCGCTGGGCCTGCCCGACAAGGCTGCCGGCGAGACCACCGACCTGGCCGAGATCAGCACCGGTCGCCGTCTGTTTGCCCGCGGAGATCGTCGATGACGACCCTGCTGGACGACTGGTTGGTGGCAGGCGAGCGCATCAAGGAGCGCCTGCGCAGCCAGGTGCCCACCCTGCGCATGGTCGAGACGATGACGACGCTCGCGGCCGATGCCATCGAGCAGCGTGTGAGCGCCCAGGTGCCCGCCGCAGTGGTCGTCTACATGGGCGACCGCATTGCCCCCGACCCCCGTGTGCCTGGTGTGACCACCGGCGCCCAGCGCTGGTGCGTGGTGCTGGCTGTGCGCAGCGCGCGCGCCGGCGGCAACAACGCTGCCCTGGCCGGTGAGGCCGGGCCCCTGCTCCCGCAGATTCGCGCAGCCCTCGCGGGCTGGTCGCCCCTGGAAGGCGGCCGGCCCTTGCGCTCGGCATCAGGCATGGCGCCGGGCTTTGGCGTGGCCTTCGCGTACTACCCGCTCAACTTCGAGCTCGATTTCGTAACCGCGCCGCGCTGACGCCGGTCGCACAATTGGAGATCCACAGATGGACATCCTCGAGTACTTCTCCGGCCAGGGCCAGATCTTTGCCGGCCAGCGCCGCAGTAACGGTATGCCGGGTCCCCTGCGCTGGGTGGGCGACGCATTGATGGAGTTCGGTTTTGCCACGAACGAAACCAAGTTCAAGGAAAACTGGACCGGCCAGCGCGGTGACGGCCTGGTGTTGCCCGGCGACACCGAAGCCAACCTCACCATCACGTTCCTGCAGTTCAACAACGATAACTTCCGCATCGCCTCGCGCGGCGAAGAGGTTGCGCAGGACACCGACCCGGTGACCGGTCGCGTTATCTCGGAGACCCTGCCCAAGGTCGGTGAGCGACTCTCGCTGCAAGCCTTCGATGTGTCCGCGGTATCGATCGAAGACAGCACCTCGGGCACAGCCAAGTCGCTCGTCGCCGACGTGAACTATCGCCTGCACGCCAAGAGTGGCGATGTGGAGATCCTGGACATCACCACCGGTGGCCCCTTCACCGCGCCGCTGCTGGCCGATCTGACGCCGGGCGTGGTGGATTTCGTGCGCATGATGAGCGGCAGCGCCCGCGAGTACTGGATCAAGATCGTCGGCGTGAACACCGTGCCGGGCGCGACCTTCAAGAACTTCGTGGCCGAGTTCTACCGCTGGAGCCCGCCCCCGTCCGAATCGATGTCGCTGTTCCACGATGGACAGAGTCGCCTCGAGTCGCCGATCGCGGGCTCGCTGCTGGCCGATACGACCAAGGCGGCCAGCGACGAGTTCGGTTACTACGGCCGCCTGGCGATGATGCCGTAAGCCATGACGGACTCGATCGCAGCGCAGCTCGACGCCCTGTTTGCCGCCCCGGTGCGCGTTACCGTGGGCGGCAAACGTGTTGCCGTGCGCGGGGTGTGGCTGGGCGAGCTGGCCGACTTCCTGCGGCTGTATGCCCGCAAGCCGGCCGATGGCGCCGCCCACGATACGCCGGAGGTGATCGACTGGATGGCGGAGATCGTCCAGGTGCTGGCCCGCCTGTGCGGCGAGACCGTCGAGTGGGTGACTGCGCTCGATGACGCATCGCTGGATACGCTTTTTGCGGCGATGTGGGAGGCCAACCGGGTGCTGTTCGAGCCCGGTGCCGGCGCCCGCACTGGCCCGCGCGGTGGCGCGTCAATCAGCTGGGCCACGGCCGCAGCGGTGCTGATCGAGGCCGGCCACCGCCCCGAGGACATCGAGCGCTACACCTTGGTGCAGGTCGAGCAATACATGGCCGCCCACGCTCGCCTGGCAGCGGATCGGCGTCTCGAGGCGCTCTCGATCGCCCGCGCATCGCAAGCCGACCAGAAGGGCTACCGCAGCTTCCTGCGCACGCTCGAAGCCAGCCGCGCCAAGCTGGGGAGATAAGCGTGAGCGATCGCAATCTTGACCTGGCAATGCGGGTGTCTGCGGACACGCGCGAGGGCATTGAGGTATTTCGCACGCTCAAGCGTGGCGCCGTCGAAACGAAGAAGGAATTCGAGGCTGCGACGGCACGGGTCTCGAAGCTCGCGGCCGAGCTGGCCGCGGCGGAGCAGCCGTCTGCGAAGCTCAAACGCGAGTTCGAGGCTGCGAAGCGCGAAGCGGCCGGGCTGAAGGACGCCCTGCAGCAGCAGGAGCAGCGGCTCAACAGCTCGCGCCAGGCGCTGGCGCAGGCCGGCGTCAACGTCAAGGATCTGGCGGCGGAGTATCGGCGCCTGAAGGCCGAGAGCGCTGCGGCCGCAGCTGCAATCGCAACGGGAGCGCAGGATACCGCGCGCGCTCAGGTTGAGGCGGCAAGACTGGCTGCTGCCGAGCAGGATAAGCAGGCGCGCTGGGCTGCGGTGGCCCGATCAAGAGCCGAGCGCCAAGTGCGTGAGGAGTCCGAAGCAACTGCGGCTGCCCAGATTGCCGCAGCACGGAAGGCTGCGGCCGAACAAGAGAAGTTGTCACGTTGGGCTGCAGTGGCCAGGTCTCGATCTGAGCGTGCTGCAGCGGCCGCTGCAGCGAGTCAGGCCCGCGCAAGCCGGCTTGACAGCATCGGTACTGCGATTGACCGCTCTACCCCCAGCGCATTTGATGCGCTCAACGTCCGATCCTCTGCGTCCATCCAGGCCGAGATCAACAAGGTGCAGCAGGCCATGCAGCGCCTGGCGGCGGACTCGCGCGTCTCGGGTGCGGAGTTCGACCGGGCATTTGCTGCGGGCGGCAAGCGCATCGCCGAGTTGCGAGGGCAGCTGGATCCCACGACGGCGGCTGTCGCCCGGATGACGGGCGGTGTGGGCGACCTCAATACCCAGCTGGGGCCGCTGCAAAGCGCCCTAGCCGGCGTCGCGGCCGCTTTCTCGGCCCAGCGCATTCTGGCCCTGGCGGAGGAGTACCAGCAGTACACCGCGCGTCTGCGCCTGGCCACGCAATACACCGGTGATTTTCTGGAGGTGCAGGCGGCGCTGCGCAGCGTAGCGCGTGAAGCACGTGCGCCGCTTGCCGAGACGGTCAATCTGTACAGCCGGCTGGGCCCGTCGCTTAACGCCATGGGCCGCGACGGCCAGCAGGCCGCCGCGGTGGTCTCGACCGTTACCAAGTCGATTGCGCTGTCGGGCGCCTCGGCCGCCGCGTCGGAAGCGAGCCTTGTGCAGTTTGGTCAGGCAATGGGTTCGGGCGTGCTCCGGGGTGAGGAGCTCAACTCGATCCTCGAGCAGACGCCGGCGCTGGCCGATGCGATCGCTGAGGGTATGGGTCGCACGCGCGGCGAGCTCAAGCGGATGGGTGAGCAAGGGGTGCTGACCTCGCAGGCCGTGGTGGCCGCACTGGAAAAGGTCGCCGGCCGCGTCGACCGCGACTTTGCACAGCTGCCGCAGACGGTAGGCCAGAGCTTCGTAATCCTGCGAAACGAGACGCTTGAGCTGGTCGGCGGCATGGATCGCGCGCTTGGGGCTACCAACGCCCTCGCCCGCGGAATCACGTTCATCGCCGACAACATCGAGGAGGTGGTGCAGTACGGCGTGCCCCTGCTGGTCGTCGCGCTCGTGCCGCTGATCGCGCGGCTCGGCATGACCACGGCCGCAGCCGTCAAAGCGGCCATTGCGCTTGCGGCCGTGAATCCGGTGAAGGCCGCGCTGGGCGTTGCAGCGGCGGCCGCGGCTTACGCTGGGCTCAATGCGGTTCTGGACGAGGTGGCCGACAAGCAAGGCAAGCTGACGGCCCAGGAAGAGGAGCAGCAGCTCAAGCGCAACGCCGATGCCCGGCTGAAGATCGAGCAGGATCTGGCGAATGCGACATTGCGTCTCCAGAAGCTGCGGGCAGTCGAAGCCGGTAAGGCCAACGCCTCCATCTTGCTGTCGACCAAGGAAGCGATCGAGAAAGGCGCCGAGATCCAGCGCAAGGCGATCGCCGACCAGATCAAGGGCTACGAGGCGCTGGGCAGCAAGCTCGATAGCGTGTGGGACGACGCGCTCGCAAAGGCCCGAGCCCTGCGCGAAGAGTCGGCCCGGTTGCTGCTCGAGGCAGGCGATGCGCGCCAGGCCGGCGTCGACAAGGGGCAGGACCGCCGCATGCGCGGCTGGTCGGAGGAAGAGCGCGACGCGTTCGCTCGACGCCAGGCGCGCGACCTCACCGACAGTGCCAACCGCTCCGCGAACTTCGCCCGCAACGCGGCCCTCAACGGCAACATCGAGCGCGCCGCGCAGCTTGCGGCCGAGGCTGCGAAGTTCGCGGAGCGCGCGGAGAAGTACGCCGACATCATCCAGGACGATGATGTGGCTGCGAACCTGTTCGAGGAGTTGGGCCGGATCCGCGAGGACGCGCTCAAGGCCCAGGCGCAGATCAAGGAAACCGAGGCGAAAGCCCAGGAGGATCTCGCCGCTGCGGTGACTCAGCAGATCGCCGAGAACGAAGCCCGGCTGAAGGCCCTGCGCGCCGAGCTGGAAAAGCCCGCGACGCTGAAAGCTGACATCACTCAGGCTGAGGCGCAGATTACCGCACTGCAGCAGCAGCTGGACGGGCTGAAAGACAAGACCGTGACGATCACCGTCAACACGGTCAGCACCGCCCCCGCGGACACCAGCGGGATGACGCGCGAGCAGCTCATCGAGTCGATCCCCGGCCGCGCCTACGGTGGCCCGCTGCCGGGCCGCGCGTTTGGCGATCGCAGTGACAACGTGATCTACCGCGGTACGCCGGGCGAGTGGGTGATCCAGCGGCCAGCGGTGCGCTACTGGGGCTCGTCCTTCCTGCGTGCGATCAACGAAATGCGCATGCCCAAGTTCGCCTATGGGGGCGAGATCGGCGCCGACCAGCGGCAAGCTCTGTCCGATTACGAGGGCTCGGGCAGCAAGACGCCCATCGTGCTGGAATGGCCTGACGGGTCACGATCGCCGATGGCAGCGTCGGCCAATGTCGCAGACCAGGTTGTGCGCATGTTCCGGACTGTCGCGCTGCAACGAGGTCGCCGCCGATGATCCGACAGCAACCCGACCTCACGATCAACGGGCTGCGCCTCCCGCTGCGCGTCGGCGCCGAGATCCAGCAGACCTACGAGGGCATCGGTGGCTTCACCGCGCGCCGCCTGGGCGCTGGGGCCCTGATCACCCAGCAGACGTGGCGCAAGATCCGCACGTCCCTGTCTGCCCGCGGCATTGCGCCGCCGGGCCTCGACGCCATCGACTGGTCGCAGCCGGTAACGCTCGGATGCGTTGCTGCCCGCTCGATCCAGTCCATCAGTAACGCCATTGCGATCCCCGCAGCTCGCCGCACCGACGCCTCGCCCTATGGCTGGGCAATCAATGCAATCGGTTTGCTCGAGCCGACCCCAGTCACGGTCGCCGGCAACACCGCGACCCTGACGCCAGTCGCCGGCGCGGTGGGCTACCAGGTGTTCTGGTATCCGCTCTTGACCGTGGTCGCGATCGCAGGCGTGCAGAACTCGTTTGATGCAGTCGGCGCCGTTGCCGGCTGGGAATTGATGGCCGAGGAAGTGTAAATGCCCCAACTCTACCGCGACCTCGTTGAGGTCTACACCACCACCACTGGCACCGGCACGCTTGTGCTCGGTGGCACCGTGCCCGGCCGCCAGTCGCTGAACCTGGCTGGATACGCCAATGGCGATCTGATGCCCTACCGAATCGTCACAGAGGACGGTGCGAACTGGGAGATCGGCGTCGGAACGCTGAGCAAGCCGGCGACCACCTGGAGCCTGGTGCGATCGGTGGTCCTGTCGTCGTCGAACCTCAACAACAAGGTGAACTTTCCAGCGGGCACCAAACGGGTCGCCTGCGTGATCCCAGCGCAGTTGATGTGTGCCATCGGTGTTCCGACGTCTGGCTTTGTGCAGCCGTCCGTCGCTGGTACCGGCGTCGCAGCGGGCTCTGATGCGAGCGCGGGTACCGGCGGCGTTGCCTACGGTCAGGGTGCCAAAGCGGGCAGCTTATGTGTGGCACTGGGTAACGGGGCGCTCGCGAATACGGGCAGCGAAAGCCGCGCCATCGCCATCGGCGACGGTGCCCAGGCCACAAAGCAGCGGGCGGTGGCACTCGGCGCTGGTGCGGTTGCAAGCGAATGGCGCGCCGTCGCTCTACCGGAGGCAACGGCATCCGGCTACTACTCAGTGGCCTGTCCGGCTGGCAACGCCAGCGGCGGGTATAGCTTCGCGATGCCAGGCGCGCACGCCGAAAAATGCGCAGTCGCAGCACAAGGCGGAAGCAACTTCGCTGCGCTTGAATGGTGTGGCCACGTCGTTTCGCAAGGGGGCGATTACAACCTGCAGGACGTGACCGACAACCGCTTCCAGCTGCCTGGCAGCGGCGGCACCGCACTGATCGAGGTCATGGTGATTGCGCGCAATTCGACGACGGGGGCCTACGCGGCCCGCATCACGGGCGTCGTGCGGTACAGCAGCTCAGCGATTGCGCTGGTCGGCGCACCGACGGTAACCGTTATCCACGACACGACGGGGGGCGCCGCATCCGCAACGCTGGCTGTGGATAGCGGACTCAACGACCTGGTCGACGTCCGGGTCAATGCGGGGACCCCAGCCGACTGGCACTGGACCGGATCGCTGCGCGCGACCGTGGCACAGGCGCTGTAATGAGCATCGCGGCGGAGCCCATCGGCGCGGCAGCAATCGGCGGGGACTCGCCCGCCGCGCTGGTGCTTGAGTACGTCACAACGCCGTGGCCGATCACCATTGCAACGCCCTACATCAGGACGCCCTGGCCGATTACAGTGCAGGCGGCACCCGAGCAGCGCGTCACCACCCCGTGGCCTATCAGCGTTGCGCAGCCGGCGGTGGTCACCACCCCGTGGCCGGTGCGCGTGCTGCCTGCCAGTGTGGTCGGCGGGCTGGACGGCGCGGCGTCCTGGGCGGCCGCGCCAGACGGGCTATGGACGGCCGTCGTCACGCTCGGCGGGTCGGACATTTCGAGCCGCATCGACAGTGAGACGCCGATCGCCGTGCGTCGCGCCCGTAACGCGGCGGCGGTTGCAGAGTTCGCGTTTCTGCCGGCGGCCAATCTGGCGCCGCAGTCGCTCATCGGTCAGCGCGTCACAGTCGACTTTGCGCAGATCGGCGGGGTCAACGCGCAGCGGGTCTTTACCGGCGTTATCGACGTGCCGTCGGTAGATCTCGACAGCGGCGTCATTGCCTGCAGCTGCACCGACCAGGCGCAAGAGATCTGGGCCGCCACCAGCCGCGAGACCATCGACACGATGGTCGGCGGTCGCTGGCATGTCGCAGTGTCTGGCGAGCCCGAGGACAACTACAATTATCTTGAGGAGCGTATCCAGTCGGTCGGCGCATCGTGGGCGCTGGATGTGTGGCAGTCGCCGCGCATCCTGCCCTGGCGCGACACGGCCCGGTCGCTCACAGTGCGCACCGCGGACGTGGATAACGGCTCGATCGCTATCGACCTGCCGAGCCGCAACGCGCTGCGCACGCGCATCGTCTGCCGCATGCAGTACCGTTACACGCTGCTCCGCTACCGGGGCGCGGTAGCGCAATACAGCCAGCCGCTCGCCTTTTGGCAGCCGGCGATCTCGCCGCTCGGCGAGCTCGTGCAACCGGGCCTGCTGTACTTGCTCACCAGCATGGTCGAGCAGGCGACCGAGGGCCTGCCCGGCTGGACGATGGGCGAGCGCACGATCACCACGGCCCCGGCCGGCACCTGGAACCTGGGCTCAGAGCTCAATCCATGGCTCTACGTCATCAGTGCATCCGTGGCGCCCACGCTCGCAACCGGGTTCAAGGCCGACTACAGCACGCGCTGGCAACAGAGCATCACCCGCGATTACACGATCACGCTCGTGTGGCCCGACCTCGAGGAGCAGCTCGGCGGGCCAGTGTGGGACGAGATCGGCGCCACGCTGGAAGCGGAGTTCGATCAGCAGGACTGGGGTCGGGACGACAGCGTCGAGCCGGCCATTCCCGGCGCGGGCGGGCTGGGTGATGCCACGCTGGCCTGGCAGCCAGCCGGCGCAGACGACGCTGCGGCCGACGAGGTGATGCGCACGCTGCTCGACCGCGCATGGGTGGCGCTGTGGGCCGCGTCTCGCTCGGGCCGCGTGTCCTTCTCGCTGCCTTGCCGGCCTGACCTGTGGCTCGACACCCGCATCCGCGTCGAGCATGCGCGCATGCGTGCGCAGGGCGACGTGGAAGAGGTCGAGCACACGCTGAATCTTGGCTCCGGTGAAGCGACCACCTCCGTCTCGCTGGCCGTTGGCATGCCGGGCAACACGCCCGCTGCGCATCCGGTGTGGTCGCTGCCGGCCGCGCCGGTCGATGACTACGTGCCGCCGGTTTCGGCCTACAGCTGCACCATCGGCACCTACATCGGCGGCGATGCCGACAGCCCCCCATTCGATGAAGCGACGATGATCGGATTCGTGACCAACCGCGAAGGCTCGGTCGACGGGCGCGAGTACTACCCGCACAAGCTCTCCATCGGCGCGCCTGACATCGCCGCCGAGGACCGCGACCCGCGCGAGCTCGTCGTCGAGACCGAGATTGCCGTCGCTATCCCAACCGATCTGCTGGAGACCATCGCATGACTATCAGCTGGAATTTCTATAACGACCCGAGCCTGACGAGCCTGCAGAGCGCCGGGGCGACTGTGACCGAGGATCTCGGCCCGACCGATCGCGTCGTGTTCTTCGGTTCCCCGACGCCGGGCAAGACGTTGCGCACCGCCGTCAGTCCCGGCACCAACCAGATCACGGTTTCGCCGGTCGACGCGGCTGCCGGAAGCGGTGCCGAGGCGGCGCAGATCAAGCTGGCGCTCACGGCTGGCGGACTCGATACCGCCGTCGGCGGCGCCGCGCTCTCGATCGGCACTGAGCTGGCGAGTGGAGCGGCGAACAGGATCACGATATTTGTGCGATCGATGCAGGGCTCGCAGCCTGTCGGCAGCTCGGCAGACCTGCAGCTGACAACCAATGCGGTGGTGGAGTCCTGACCATGTCCGCGCTCGGGAATGCAAACCTCCCGGATTTCCAGAAGTCGCTAGAGAATCTGGTCAAGAGGGAGAAGAAGTGGGAGGCCTTCATGCCCAAGCCCGCCGTCGGTGCAAAGCCGGGCGGTATCGGCACCGGGCGTCCGTCCTCGTCGCAGGCTGGAGGTGGGTTAGAAGAGTCGGACGCATCGCAGCGGGAGTACTACTCCGGCCGCACCTGGCGCAGCGTCGACGGTGTGATCACGTTCGTCGAGGAGCCGATCAAGTCGATCGCGCTGGTCGGCGGTGGTCGCTTCGTGTGGGACGAGCCGCCCGCGCCAGCCCCATGAATCGTTTCAGTCCCGTTCGCCTGCCGCTTTCCCGCCCGGTCAAGTTCGGCGACACGTCGCACGGCCTCTACAGCGCCGCAACCGGGCAGATCACCACGCCCACGCCTGACGCGGTGCAGATCGCGTGCCCCGGTGTGCAGCCGCTTGGCACGGATTCATTCGTGCTGCGCATCCCCGGCACGCCGGCCGTGCCCGAGCGCACCCTGGAAGAGATCGCCGCCGACGATGCCGCGGGGCGGACGTGGATCAACTACGGGATCATCGCGGGCTTCAACCGTCGGCTGTACGGCGCCGCGCTGAGCGACACGAGCCTCTCGCCTGCGCAAGGCTGGATCTATGTCGATGACGATGGCGATCGCTGGATGGTGCGCGCCAGCTTCGCGGACTTCAGCGTGCTGCGGCTACGCTTCCGGCGCTTCGGCCGCTTCGAGCACGGGCTGCCGGTCGGCGATATCGTGCAGACGGTCGAGATCCCGGTGTCTGGGCTGCAGCTTTTCACGAGCACGATCCCCGAGTTCATCGCGCGCCCGTTCGGGAGCGCGCATCGCACGACCCTTGACGCGATCAGCAGCCGCGGGCATCGCGTCGTGGTCCTGCGCTCGATCCTTGAATGGACCCTGACCAACAATCCGTCCGAGCGCCGCAACTTCGCGCTCAACAATGCCGAGGTCAACTTGGGCCACCCCGAAGTCGGCGCGCCCCTGGGGCTAAACGGATTCGAGCTTCGTCTGTCGGGCAAGCCGCCATCCGTTTCGGTGACTGCGCATCCCATCCTCGAGACGGTGACAACGGACGCGAGCGTAGCGACTGCCTGCACCTGGTGGTCGATCGCCGACTATACGCCGCGCACCGCCACGGCCAACCCCGGCGAGGGCTACCGCGCGGCGATCAAGCGCGAGTACGGGGTCACGGACGGCGATATCGCCCGCATCACGGCGCCCCTGGGTGCCACGTCGGCCAGCTACACGTACCGCAGCCTGGCCGGGTGCTATTACGACGCGTCGGACAATCTGCAGGTCGTCACGCTCGAAATTGACGTGACTGCCACCCGCACCATGGCCGCCGCTTTCTCGGCGGGGTCGCCATCATCCGAAACGCCGCCAGTCGCGGGCCAGTACGCCGACCTGATCCGCGCGATGAGCGACTGGCCGGGCCTTGGAAAGGGCTTCGGGGAGACCGAGCTGCAGATCACGGGCAGCGCCCGATTCAGCACTGCGCCGGGCGTGACGATCCCGTTCTCGCAGCGCTACCGCGTGCGAGCCTGCGACGACGAGGCCCTGGCGCCCGGCATCATCGAGCGCGAGTACAGCGTCGGCGGCATCAGCGGCAGTTCGAGCCAGGCCACCGGCTACTGGGGCTTCAAGAGCAACAGCGGCCCGCTTCTGCTCCTGCAGACGACCGACGGATGGGGCGCGATCAACCCGCAAGGCGGAGACGCGCCGCGCAGCAGCGCAGGCCCGCTGCTCAACGGCTATCCGCAGACGATCTACTCGACGCTGTACCCGATCTTCCCGGCCGGGTGCGACCTCAAGAGCTACCGGTTCGGCAGTGGCTGCTGGGGCGCGATCGTGTTGGGGCTGTACTCGACGCCGGTGCGCCGGTTGGCGCTACTCGGCTCTCCTAAGCAGGCCAAGCTGGTGGCCAAGGATGGCGTTATTGCTGCCGACTTCGGGTGGGCTGCTTCACACCCGGTAACGGGCGAGATCATCGACGACGTTACGGCCCGCTGCTTCGTCTGA